TTTTATATATGTTTTAAATTATAGCTCGTGTTGTAGATATTTCGTCTCTAATTCTTCGGTTGATAAAATGTCAGTTAAATCTGACAAAATTGTTTTCAATCTCGGACGAATGTCTACCGTATATCTTACTTTCGGATGGTAATAATATGCGGGGAATATCCTTTGAATAAATACATCGTCCCCCAACTTAATTTCCATTAAAAAATGTTCTTTTTCTTTGGTTTCATCACTTTCCACAGAGTCCATATTAAGGATATAGTTTTGATTCTCACATAGATAGTTGGAACTTTTTATTTTCAAATCGTGTGAAATATCTTCACAAATATTTTTTATATAGTAGTGAAGGTCCATTGAACGTCTCGCTTGGTCAACGTGGTCTCTCACGTTAAAAAATCTTTGACACACAATGTGTCCTTCTAAAGACAAAAGAAATTCAAATTTCGTAATGTTGTCTTGGTTTTGGTAATCTCTACTCATTGGTTTTTACTTTAATTGTTTTTGTTTTTATTTTATTTTTTTCTTTTCTTGTTAAACGTAAGAATGGATTTAAAAACTTTGTCCATGCGTCATCTGATTTGGGTAACATATTGAACAGTCCATCGTCCATCATCATTTTCATTGCGTTTTTATAAGATCTTCCTTCTTGGTCTAATGACTCGTTTATTAGAAGGTCAATGTTTTCTTTCGCCTCATCACTTAAAAAAGGTTCATCCAAACTCACGATACGATTGTTTACGTCAAAGAACTCTTCCCCAAATACTCCGTGTTTAGTAACACCTGTTAGTAAATTTGTAATTAATTTGTTGTGTTTGTCTTGTTCAAAAAGAAGTTCACTCCTTTCTTTAACTTGTTGAACTGAGATTGATTCGGTTCTAAGTTCAGGGAAAAAAGATAGAAATCTTTTAACACCCATTCCTTTAATTCCTGCAATGTTGTCTGACGAATCACCACATATCATCTTAACCAACCTAACGTTTTCAATTAAGATGTCTTCTTTGTCATAAACTATCGTATCATTTTGTTTGTATAACTTTCCGTGAGACGGATTGTAAATTTGTGTGTTTTCTGAAACCAATTGGGTGAGGTCTCCGTCTGAAGAATAAATTATTTTATTTTCATCTGGTGAGTTTTGTGTGTAATAAGCAATGTTATCATCTGTCTCACAAAATTCATATTCACCCTGTCTTACATATAGTTCTTCAAGATATTGTTTAACCCTATCTCTTTGACTTAAATAAGATTGTAATTCTTCTTCCGACCTTAATCTTGAACGTCGGTTTTCCTTGTAATGAATGTATATTTTCTTTCGGTTTTGTGAACCTTCGTGTCCATCCCAAAATACTACAATCTTATCTAAATGGTAGTACTCAAACGCTCTCCTAAGAGTATTAAGGAAATGATATATTCCCCCAACATGTTGTCCTTTATGAAAAGCATTTTTGACACCGTAAAAACCAATTGTGAGTAGATTGTCTCCATCAACAAGTAAAACCGACATTTAAAATAATTTATAGATCACTTTCTTCTGTTACAACTTCTACGTCTGCGATGTCTGTAACATTAACACCTAACATCTTACTGATGTAATCACCACTTTCTTTTTTATATTCCTCGATAGATTTCTTCTCTTCAGCGTCTTCTCTACCTGGCATAAATCCGTGTGATGTAACCAAGATACGTCCATCCTCATATCCTAAACCATTGATGTGGTTTTTCATAATTGAGATTTTTGTTCTTGTTGCAATTTTAACTTTTCTCTTATCTTTAGTGATAGAGATTTTAGTTGTTCCCGCTCCTTTTTGATTACCAAATAAGAATACAATACTTGAGTTTAACCAAATTGCTTCACCGCCCTTTGCTTTAATCTTTGGTTGTCCAAAAGGATTGTCAGGTAATTCTACCCAAGGTTGGTTTACAATGATTAACGTGTTTGTATAAGGTTTATCTGTTCTTCTTGAACCTGAGATACGTTGATTAATACCCATTCCAATTTTGTCAGCTAATACCGACGCATTGTGTTGTTTACCACCTTTACCATCATATGTCATCTTACATGGAACTGAACCAACCGAATCCCAAAGAATTAATAAATCGTGAGGTAAATCACCTTTTTCTTGTGCATCTAATAGTTCATTTATATATTCTGTAATTTGCTCAATATACTCAAAATCACTATTAAAAAGGTAGTCTCCGTCTTTATTAAACCCCATTAATTCGGCGTGGTCCCAACTCCATTTTTGTTCTGTAATTACAAACACAGGAACAACACCTTTCTTTTGTGCATCTACCGCTGCCTTTACAAGTGCTGTAGTTTTACCCGTATCACTATGTCCTAATAACATATTGATGTGTCCCATTGCAGGACCTGGAATACCACAAGCATCCAAGAAAGCATCTCCCAAATCAAAGAAACGGTCTGGTTTATATTCGGCCTCTTTTGAGAATTTTTTTTTAATTGCTGAAAAATCTGTTTTTTTAATACCTGCCATGTTTTTGTTTTTAAAAATGGGGCGGATATTTCACCACCCCGTTAAATAATTAGAACGGAAGATCTCCATCTACATCCGCATCGTCTTGTGGGTCAACCACAGGAGTAGAAGATTTCGGTGCTCCGATAGTTTCTTCTGTTGTCAAATTAGAAACCCATTTGCTACTTGCGGTGTCCCAACGTGGAACCTCACCTCTTGCAACCATTTCCAAATAATCTTCACCCTTTTTAGAGTAAACATCAGACCAAGTTAATTCATCTTCTAACCACGTTTTTGCAACGTCAGCGTCAGTATGTAATGGACTTGGGTCATCATTTAATACTGAATTAATAACAGTGTACTCTTTTCCTGTACCTGCCTTTGTTAAGGTTAAAGACAAGATTAAGTCACGACCTGTTTCAGAATTGGTAACATCACCTTTATTACGGAAGATTGGGAATACTTTGTCGATAACACCATCACCTTTATGGTTGTGTTTAAATCTCCAAAATTTAACTCCGTCAGATTCGTGGTCTCTATCTATAACTTTAACGATATAGAATTTACGAGAACGATATTGACGTGCGGCTTCTCTATCAGCCTCAACACCCGTACCCATTAAAGCTTCATTAACCTCATTTAATGGTGAACGTTTTCCTTCTTGTTTTGGGTCATATAATTTAACCCATTTTCCATCCACTTGAATTTCGTGGAAGTAAACCTCAACAAACGGAGAAGAACCGTCTTTTGTTGGTAAAATACGAATACGTCTTTCTTCACCCTTAGAACCCTTAGGTAATACGGTTGTGAAATAACGTTTCATTCTGTCCTCTGAGGACATTTTGTTGCTATTGCCACTTGTGGCGTTTTTGTTTTTCTCGTACTGTGCAAGTACTGCGTCAAATGTAGACATGTGATTTTGATTTAAATTTTAATAATCATTTATGATATAATATACATAAAAAAACCCAGACTGTGAAATCTGGGTTGAATTATTTTTAAAGTATTTTTTTATTACCAACTAATCACATAATCGTTATTGGTACCCATAAAATTGTTCTTAGTCTGAATTTTATAACCATAATTTGTTAATGTGGTTACTATCGCGTCATTCACGTATCTTGGGTCTAAGGTAATTTGATATAGTCCTTGAGATGTTGCCCCTGATATTAAACCATCAATATAAGCTAACGACCCTGTTGATGTATTTGACGCTGTTCTAGCTGCTGATCCTGATTGCATTTTTTAATATTTTTTAATTTTTATTCTAATGTTAATAGATATTGTAGTTTATTTACTTCACCTAAGATTTCGTCCCTTATGTTCATAAGATTAGTATCTGTAGATTCAAATTCTTCTGTAAATTGAATTAAAGCGTCTTTAGTTGTTTTTAACATTCCTTTAAGGTCAAGTTCCGCTAAGTTCTGTAAATTGATTGTTTTACTTTCATCATCTAAAACGAATCTACCGTATTTTCCCATTGACTCTTCAACAAACCTATCAATTAAATCTCCTAATGCATCATATATTCCACCAAATGCATTATGTCTTGAGAACTCTTTAGTTTGCCAATGATTAATCCTGAATTGTACTTGAACCTCCAAGAGGAACTTTACTTTAGTAGCTATATTCATCTTTCTCTTCTTCTGGGTTAAACGATGCCTTTATTGTTGGGTTATAATTTTCAACATCATCTTTAGTTAAAATGTATTCATTTTTTCCACTAGCTCTCATTTCACCTTGTTTGTGGTCAAAAAATTCTGCTGGTTTTTCATTAAATGGGTATGAATCTAAAGAACGCATTTCTAATTTCTCAACAGGAGTTTCAGGTTTGATTTGTTGAACCTCAACACCTAATTGGTCAATTTTAGCCATTACTTGATCCATTTGAGCAAGTTTTTGTTCTAACTCACCTAATTTACTAAACACATCATCCATTTTATTAACAATAGTACCGTGGTCTTGTTGTTTATTCTCTAAATCTCTCTTTATACTTTTAGTCATGTCAACTAAATCTGTAATATCAATTTCTTCCGTACTGTCCATTTCAGGTGATGGTGGAGTGTCCATAGACATATCAGCATCAGGTGTTGGTGGTAAATCCGTAGGAACGTCGCCAGCCGGTGGTGGAGGAGGAACATCCGTAGGTGCCGCAGCATCTGGTGCTGGTGGAACATCTGTAGGAGGTACGTCTTGCTCCATTATCATCGTTTTACCATATTTGTTAATGGCTTTGTAACGATTTAATTCTTCTTGTAGTTTTTGCTCTAACATAGTATTAATCTTGTAATAATTGTCTACCGTCGTTTGTGACGTATTTTTTATTTATTCTTTCAACGATTCCGTCTTTTTCTCTGATTGTATAACATTCTCCAGTCATCAAATCACATTCTTCTCTTTCCATTCCGTCTTGAGAAACTCTCTTAACATTCTTTGGAGTTAAGAATTGATCTACCGTATTATTTAATTTATTATTTTCCATAATATTTCTTTTATTAATATAAATATCCTAAATATTGTTATTATTCAATTATTTGTATAAAGGAAGGTCATCATCTCTAAAATACACCACGTCACCGTCTTTTAAACCTAATGCTATCATTAATTTTTTAGACAATGCAACGCCATAACCTGCAACTGATGGCCCAACACTAATCGGACCTGTTAGGTTATCAATACGCATTTCTGATTCACTAATTGGGGGTACGGTTACCGTTTTTCCGTTTTCAGGGTTTTTAAATAACGTTGATGTAGATATGATTCTATTAGGTGTTATTTTATTAGATAAGAACTTTGTGGAATAGAATAATTTACTATTTGATACAGTTTTAACTGACTCCCATAGTAATGGTAATGGTTTTATTTTTAATGTATTAAGTTGGTTATTTCCGTATCTATCGACACCATTTAATAAACTCATTTCTATTTTATCATCCAACGGATTTTTTGTACCTCCCATTTCAACCGCAATTGCTCTTAACCATATTCCACTATTACTTACTTGTTGAATGTACTTCTCATCTTCAAATCCATTATATGGAATACCAAAACTACTAATACCTGTTTTATATATTAATGTTTCACCATTAATACTTTTACCTCCGTTATCAACAGTAACGGATCCGATATCTGTTTGTATTGATTTTTCGTTTTTATTAGAACCTATTAAACTATCAGCTTGTTTTACTTTAGCCACCGCACTGTTTGTTATTTTATCAAAATAAACCCTATAACTTGAGAAGAACGAATCTTTAGGGTCAGGTAACGATGCGTATGGTATTCTTGTTCCTTTAAATGAAGTACTGATTTTATTTCCTTGAATGCTATGTGATACTTCGGTAATCCAATATGAACCTCTAAACATTGGTACATTCTTTAAATAGAAAAACATTGTTGGTTGAATCATCACATTACCCATACATGAAACTTCACAGGTATATGAAGCTTGTCTATAAACATCAAATAAACCGATATCAACATTATATGTTGCACCACCACTTTCAGAACGTCCCATATTTTCATATACGGCGAACGATTCACTTGTATTTCTAATTGAGTTTTGATCAAGTTTTACTCCTTTGAATATTCCTTGATTTTGGTCACCAATACTAACTTCAAATGCAACAACTTTATTAGATTTACTTAAATCTCCAGTTTTGAAAACTTCAGGTATGGTAATTGATAGGGGTCCACCTTGTCCATTAAATAAATTACCACTATCATTTTTAAATTTGTATTTTTCACTAATGTCAGATAATTCCAAATGTTTTGATGTTGGTCCCGTATATTGAAGAACTATCTTTGGTGCGGATTCTTGGTAATCAACTTCTAAAAATGTTCCAAATATATTTTTAGCAACTTGTTTTGATGAAGTTACTTTAGATTTATTTGTAAAGTTAGTTCCGTTAAAGTTTACATATGCAGGTAATGCCCTCATATCAAATCCAGTTCCTGAAATTAACATACCAATAACACTATACAAATCTACGTTGTCATTTTTAGGGTCTTCTAATGCTATAAGTTTATCTAATGAAATGTAAGCTTGACTACCAATATCTTTATTGGCTTTATCAATAAATAAAAACTCTTCCAATAGTCCTCTTTGACCTATGGAATTTCCAGACGACCATTTATCATTAAACGACTTAAAGTGATTGTATAATTCCAATTTACCTAATAAATCGTTATAACCATTTGTAATTGTTAATTTATTATTGGAAGTTCCTTTTGACACAAAATCAGGAGATTTAATTTTATCAATAATTTGTTGTAGATATATGTTAAATCTATATTCAAATTCAGTTAATACATTATCCTTTATATATGTTTGGAATCCAATTTTAGTGGTGAATTTATCTCCATATCCACCAGCAAAAATTAAAATTAAAGGTCTAAATAATTTGATATTATCTTCACTTAATATTATATTATTTGTGATAAAAAATTGTTTATATTTTAAATCTAAATCTTCACCGACATATATTTTAATGTAATCTTCGGTTCCAGGAATCCAATTACCATCAATATATTGACCTGAAGTATATTGTGATTGATTGTATTCATTATATGTAAACGTGTTACCTGTTGAAAATTTTGTAAATCCATCCCAAACATATAATTTAATTTCTTTAGGATTTCCTAATGTAATTTTAATTAAATTATCATTAGTTAAAATATCATTTGTAATTGTTTTTAGATTATCTTCTTGTATTGTTCTAATTGAACTATACACGTCTTTTGTTGAGTCAATTTTAGTACTGTCAACAGTAACGATTGATTTTAAAAGATTTTGAAAATTATCATATCTAATATAATGTCTATGTCCTGATGATGTTTCAATATAATCGGGGAATATTTTTCTTTCAACCTCAACATTTACTCTTTCAGATGCAAACTCTATAAAATACGTTTCAAATAAATCTAAAATATCAGGACTAAAGGTTCCAATTAAATCAATTACTTTTCTTTTATTTTCACTAACTGAATAATGATTATCTAAATTTCTATCATCAATATTTAAACTTCTATTATATTCGTATGGTGTGTTAAATGTTTTTCCACTAAAAGATTCACCATTTGTATTTTCATCTTCGTACCAAACAACTCTGAAATTAGATTGTTCACCTTGATTAAAGTCGATAATATCAATTTCAATATTATTTATTAAATCAACATAAAAATCGTTATATGTATTTAGATATTCTTGTTTGTTAGACCCATCACAAGGTAATAATGTATAATAGGTACTACCAGTTAATATTTTAGAATTATCCACATATGATGTCCAATAATTTATTCCATCATTTATTTTATTTGTTCTACTTCTACCAACATATGTGCTCCCACTTACTGAACTATAGAAACTATCTGTACTTCCCGTTGAAAAATTAAAATAACTATACCCATTAACAACATTGTGAAATACATTGTCATAATATGGGTGTAACCCAATATTGGTTTTTCCACTATATGTTACAACATTTGTAATTTCTGAGTTAGTTGGATAAAATAGATTACCATTAAAATCAAAAAACGTACTTCCTACAATTGGAGTCGTTACTCCTGATAATATATCAACGTTATCTAAAATTTGTCTTTTATACCTATGATATAATGACCCCCATTTTAACATCAAATGATACGGAACGTAATGTGTTCCTCCAACTTCTTTAAACATTGAAGACATATTAACCGAATTTCCACTAAATGTTAACGTATCTTCTAAATCTTTGAATGGTAATGAGTTCAATAACAAATATGCTGAACCAATATATTTTCCATTTGATGTTTGTATTAAAAAGTCATCATTCAATTGTTTATGGAAATAAGGGGTATTGAGTATGTTAATTTTTGAATCTCCTATTTCTAATTTTTGACTAAATAAATTTGTTGTGTAATCACTTTTAACCCATGATTGGGGTTCTAATGGTGTACAAATAAATCCTGATTTTGTATCAATCTGAAATATATTTGTGAACTTCAAACTGTCATCAAAAGATGTTTTATTTAAATAACTTAAGTACTCGGTAGAATTAAATGGATAAATGTTTTTTCTATAATCTTCAATTTTATAATCTTCAAGTAATTTTTTTAAACTACCAAATGAACTTGATTTATCCGTTTTAAACTCATTACCGTAAGATTGTTTTATTTCAAATGGTGTTTCTATAACATCTTTTATGTATTGTACCGTATCTAAATTGTCTAAATAATATGGGAACCTTTCCAATGGTGAAAATGATAAAAGATAATTTTTTAATATATCTATTGTGGACACTCCTTTAATTAAATTAATTAAATCATAATCTTCATTAAATGAAAATCTAATATTTTCAAATTCAATGTTAGCTAAATCTTGTAATGTTTTAGGGTTATTAAATGTATCAAATAATGTGGCGTTTTTTGCCCTCTCATATATCTCATAAAAAATATTTGATATTGATTTATCATTATATGGTAACCTAAAAGATAAATTTAATAAATTTGAGGTTGGTGTGTAATTTTTTTCATCAACATTAGATTCAAAAACAAAACTCACGTTACCTACACCTCCTTCTTTTTCGGCCAATGTGTCTAATCTTTTAGTGGATACTCCGACATAGTTTTCAATAAAATCAATTTCAGGCCAAAGTGTTTTATTATCTGATCTTAATTTTTTCTGTAGGTCAGGGTCTCCAGGATATGCCAATACTTTTCTCTTATCTGAACCAGTTTGTTTTTTAATTTCGGGCCAAGGATATATGTTATCACCACCAGGCGCTTCGTCAACTAAACCATTTAAAATATTCTTTCTTTGTGCTGATACGTCAAAAGCTGACTTGTGTACGTCTTTCATTAAACGAATATAAACATCGGCGTTAGCCAAGATAACCGCAAAAATATTTCTAATTGTAGGGTCAAATCCAATACCTATACCATTATTTGGGTCTTTTATAATGGTATTCATTTTTTCTTCTACACTTTTTTGTAACTTATCTCTTTCTTTTACAAATGATGATTGAATTTCGTATATGTCAGATAATATTAAATTTTTTGCAATAACATATTGTGATTCAAATGGTTTATAATATTGATTGATTTTTTTAATATTAGTAATTAAATTAAATGTTTCTTTTTTGAAATCTACATTAATTGATTTAACACCATTTTTGTCCTTTTTTATTAAATCGTCGGTAAAGATTTGAATTTCTTTTAACTCCTTTTGATAATTTATTATTAAGTATTCTAAAGTATTTGTACCTGTTCCTGTTATTTTTTCTAATGTATTTTTTTCTTTTGCTTGACCTTTTAATTTGAAATAAACTGTATCCGTGTCGGTAAAATTAACAACTTCATCTGTTAAATTAATATTAGACCATGCTGTAATTGAATTTTCAAAATCAATTATTTTTTTCTCAAACTCTTTAACTCCATTAAATAATTTAAAATCAACAACTTGGTCAAAAATAGTTCTTTCTAAAATTTTGTCTAAACTTTTAGCAATTGCAATAACTTCCCTAAGTGTTTTAACTGGAAAATCTTTTGGTAATAATCCTTTGGCCTTATATTCATCGTAAACGGTTTTAAGTATTGAATACCCTTTTGATGATTTTTTAACTCTTTTCTCGTTTATACCAGTTTTATTATTAAATTTTATTTCACTATCACTTTCAATGTAATACATATACGGGGCGTTTAACATACCCGATAGTGGAATATCATTTAAATATGCATATGTTGAACCGACAAACGTACATGTTATATCAAAATTTCCATTTGATTCGTTATATCTAGATGTAAAATTTGTCATATGTAAACGATATCTTATCGCCTTACCATAATAACCCTTAACCGTTAAATAATATATCGGCCACGGTAAATGAAAGAATGCTTTATATGGTGAATCTTTAGGTGATTCAAATAATGTTTTACCTCTAACATCAACAAAATTTATTGTGATTTGAGGGATAAAATTAGCACCTTTAATTGCAATGTTAATACTATCAATACCAAAAGATTGTCCTGAAGAATCTGATTGTTCAAATTCACCAGTAAACTCTCCTGTTTTATTGTTTTTTACTTCTTCTGAATTTAAAAATGAATCTGTCCATGATGTATCAAAATCCTGACCATTTTGATTTCTAAGGAAATTCAAAGTTCCTTTAGCAATTGAAGACAACGAACCAACTATGTTTTGTCCTCCTGACGCTGTTAATATTGATCTTGGTACTAAGTCCGCCTCTAAATTAACGTACATCACAAAATTTTCAGGAATTACACCTCTAGTTTCAACGGTATTTCCGTTGACAATACTATTAGGGTCAATATATATTAGGTTATTTTCATCAACCTTAACTAATATATTTTCACTACCATTTAAATTATTGTTCGCCATAATATAAGTTATACAATTCTACGCCGTTTTTATAATCTTGTAAAGAGGTTACCAAAGGAAACGGTACCCTTATATAAGAATTATCTGGTATTTCAAATTCAATACTACCCACGGATGGGTTTGCTGATAATATTAACCAACCAAACATTGGTGAGTTGTAATATTCTTGTGATAAAATATCTAATCTATGTTTTCCTTTTTTATATTGGAAAAATTTATCTGTTGATTTAATTGGTATTTCTATTCCAGGGACAATTCTAAATTTTCCGTCGGTAATATAATCTTGGTATCTATTGTAATAATTTCTACTCATTATTTATAAAAATTTAAAGTGGTTCCAAGGTTATTTTTTGATGAGAATATTTTAAATATATCATCTGATTTTGTTAAATCTGAAACCTCACTAGATGGTGAAGTTTCATATTCTATTGGTGTTTCATTACTTCTAATAGGTGCAACATCAATTGTTAATGTTGTTTTATTATTTGTGTTAACAAATAAATCAAATTTTTCATAAAAATTTTGTGTGGTATATTGTAACAATTCATCACCAATCCAACGATTAACAAGTGGGTCCACAATATCTGATTTATGTCCAATTAGGAATACTTGTAATATTGATTTAATATCTTCATTTGAAATTGTTGCAGATTCAAGATATACTGTGTTAAAATCAATTGATGAGTTAAATAATGAAGTAGTTTTTAAATCAAAACTTCTTAAATAATCAATAACTACATTGTAGTTTGATGTGAATCCTGATTGATTAAATCCCGTTAAAGGTGTTTTTACCAATGTTGTTTCAACAATTTTAGTGTCTCCTGAATATATTGCAATGTAGTTTAATTTATCTATTATTGATACAGTTTCATTTCTCGATGTTTCAACTTCTTTTATTGATTTTAATGTTGAAAATTCATCAATAATGTCAGATACTATTTTATTAATAATAGGTTTAATTATATCTTCCGCCTCTTTTGATACATCCTCACCACCCATTTCAAACCCTAACATATCCATAAGTTCTTTAGTTGGTAATGTTGTGATTGAATATGTTAATGTGTTTTTAAATGCGTTAGAATAAAAAGATAAATTATTATTTCCACTATATTCTCCTAACATATTAATAACATCACCTTCTTCAATATTAATATTTAACTCATTAATTGTTCTATAATCTGGTGAGAAAAATAATCCAACTACTTTAGGACCATATTTTTCATAAATTGATTCATATGTAGATTTATATTTTTTAGTATAGTTATCCGCTAATTTATATAATTCATTTATTAAGGTTGTGTATACTAATTTAGTACCACTACCAACACCAATATATGTGCCTTGTACTATTTTATTCGGGTCCGTCGAAACTGATGGGGTTTTTGCTATGTCAATATTATTTAATGTTTGTAAAAATTCTTTTGTGAACTTTTCTCTATTCTCATATCCAATTCTACCATCAGTTGGTATTGACCTTTCATCATACATTTCTGTATTTGCAAAGAAATTAGACGATAACGCATTTTGTAATTTTTCAACAGGTCTATCTAATCCTTGTCCTCCAATAAAATTAACTTGTAACTGAACGTTAGCAATCATTGGTTGTACACCAATACCTTCAGGATTAAAATCCCAAACACCTTCTTCATATGTTATATTAATGTCTTTAATAATAATTTTTGAATGGTAGAAATCACCAATTCTCAATACACAAATTGGTGGTGGTCCAAAGGTTGTGTTTCTTGCACCAATATCATTATTATCTGAAAGTCCTTTAATTGGTATGGTATCACCAGGTCTTAAACATTGTAATAAAAATGTTAATCTACTATTCAAACCTTCTGGTGTTGTTGAGTGAAAAGATGGGTGAAAATATTTTAATTTTTCTGTTAAAGATTTAAATGCTACCGGTGAGTCCTCCTCTAATTTTTTAAAATAAAAACACTCCGATAATGTTTTCATTATAATTCTTTTCATAACATCTATCGATGGTTTCTTTTTTGTAATGTCTACCGTATCCCTTGAAACTACTAATTTTAGAGGTGGAATGTTAATCTTTTGTACTGTTTTTTCACCCGCACTTTTTGTATATTTAATTTTTACTTTACCCTCTCTACAATAAAATGCCGTTGGTGAATATACCTTTAATAATGTATTTGTAAATGGTTTAGAACAATCAACATTTGTTTCTCCTCCAGCATTATCTAACACATAACTTTCACCAAATGTACTAACATTAAATTTTATTTGTCCATCCACATCATAACCAAAATCTTTAAAACTTTTTGTAATTGGTAAAGTGTTAAATCGTAAACCATCCTTTACAAATGGGTCAAGTTTAAGTTGGTCGAACCAAACTAAACTTGGTGGGTTATTATTTTTAGTTATATAACCAATAATGTATTTTAGTAATGAATGTATTCTTCTTATACCTAAATAGAAATTTTTATTTTCATCTCCCGCTTCAGATGTTGTAGTTAAAATTTGAATTTCAGCATCTCCAACAATAGTTTTACCTGATAAAACCGTTTTTAAATCATCTAATTGTTTATTTAATTCGGTAAAATTTACACCTAACTCGGTGAATCCACTTGTTATTTTACCAGTTATTTCGGTGATAACACTTGGAGTTGATGTTGATCCGGTACTTCCTATTAGTAAAAGTTTATCTGATGAATTTAACGAACTATTCATTGCTGTCGTTAAATTAGTGACACATGTACCTGACGTTCCACTATAAGATGTGATTTGTGAACCGTAATCTCCATCTGAAATTGTTAATGAATTTCCTTGTTTACTTGGTATGTCATTTTCAAAATAAAATGAATTTTTTATATTATACTCTATATTTGTAAATTTATTATTATCAGTATCTCCATTGTCGGCTGGTAATGGTTCACTGGTAAATTTAATATTAGTTATTGCCTGTTTTTCAATTCCAGCATTAAGATATTGTTGGATTAAATCTCTATCGTTTTGGTCTAAAGTGGTGTATGTTTGTATTAAAGAATAGAAGTCAACATCTTGTGCACCAGCGAAAAACGCATTTATATAGTTATCTGATTCTTCATCTGACATTCCTTTGAAATGTTCTCTAACCAATAAATTCATAATACTTGGGTGGTCAACAACTACTTTAAATGAAACTTGTCCGGTTCTTTCGGTATTTTGATATGTGTAAATCGGTTCGGGTCTTCCAATAAAAGAATTCTTTTCCCAACTTGCACTATTTTGTTCTGACATTTTTAAATCATATGGTGGAAACCACATGACTCTTCCTCCGTTATTACCTCTTTCACATGCTGGTAAATCGCTAACTTGAAATCCTTTTAAATTAGATGTTTTCCATGCTAAATTCTCAATTGATAACATATATTTTTTAGCGTAGAAATCACCATTACCTATATTTTTTTCAACAATATTTGTTGACGTATCAAATGATTTTTTACCATTAGACATCGGTGCCATATTCAAATTCCATGTGTCGTCTAATACACTTGAATTGAATCGTCTTATATTACCTCTTCTATATTTTCTTCCTGTTTGTTTGTATTTTTTTGTGTTAATATCTTTTTGATTTGTCGCCAATGGCATCGTATCAAAATTTGTCATATATGGTCTATCTTTCGTCCAAACTCTAGCATATTCAACTCCACTTTCTTCTCCTGTAAATTTGTCCGTATACTTAACTGCAGAACCTCTCGATATTCTTGTGTCTCCATCTTGGAAAACTCTACTTGTTTGGTCAATAACATTTGCAACATGTGAACGTGCTGCACCTCCATCTGAAGGCATTGAATCTAATAATTCTTGTGTAATTCCTAAAATTGAATCGGACCTAAATTTATAATTAATTGATGTACTACCAGTAAATAATGAAGCTTGATAGCTATCGTTATTAGCACCTAATTTATTTTTGGAGTTTTTACTAATCCAAGATAACTTACCGCCGATTGACCCTCCCTCTGTAATATTTTTATTTGTGTGAAATAATTCAGCTGACACTTTATCAAACATTAACGTTAAAAAATAGTTACTCTTTACGGGTCTATCATTAAAATCGTTCATCTCATATTTTACATCCTCACCTCTATCATCTCCAATATATGCTTTTCCTGTAGGTGCCTCAACACCTAAAATATTTTTTACCCCTTGTGCAACTTTATCGACAAAATTAAAAATTTTAGATGTGTTTTGTGACCTTGCTGTTGTGGTATAATTTGGTGCATATGTGGAATATCGTAATAGGTCATATAACCTGTTTTTTTGACCACTTCCCATATGTTCAATCAAAAGGTCAGATGGTTTCCTTGACAACAATGGTCGTCTTTGTATTCCGATTAATGAACCTAATACGCCTGTTACGTCTTGATATAATGCACCTAATTGTGATGACGCTTGTGGTCTATAATTAATTGGGTTTCTTGGATTGCTTAAATAATCACCCGGTATTTGACTAAAGGGTAATTGTACTCCCGACACCGTTCTTAAAAAATCAACCGCTTGACCTGGTATACTTAATGTATTATCAACCGTGATTGTGTAATTTGATTCAATTAATGGTTCTCTACCTGTTATTATGTTAACCGCGGTGGCTGTGTTACCATTAAGAGCATCCAATATTCTCACACGACCATATGTATTTTTTTCTACATTTTGAGCTATTCTACTATAAACGGGTCCTTGTGGGTCATTTTTAATTAAACTAGTTGAAAACTTAACTAATTCAGATTCAGTTTCATAATTTGAATTACTAATGATACCGAATAAACTTAAATCTGTTTGAACAAAACTTGGGTATAACTTTAAATTAACTGAACGAGGTAATGTGTTAATAACTTCACCAATAAAATATTCGTCAGGTTTATATATGTTTGAGTTTTTTGGTATTCTTAAATCACTACCTCTGTTGGTATCTACCTGACCTTGTAATAAATTAGGAATGTCACTTAGATTTTGTTCAATATATGAACTGTTTGTAAACGTTTGGGGTCCATTAGGTTGTTGTAAGGTCTTACCTAATATATGGTTTCTAAACTGTTTTGTTGTGTTAAAATCTAAATAACTCGGCATTTTTTATTTTATTATAAATAGGTTTAATACTATTTTTTATTGTTAGCGGCTAATTTTGGTGTGGTATAATCACTTTTATGTCCCCATTCAGTTATTGCTGTTGGGTTTTTCATAACTTCTTTATTAATACCGTCCATAATTGATGAAGTAATTAAATTATGATTTACTGTTAATGTTGAATTTTGCGGTGTGTTATTATCGCTAACTCCATTTTTCACTTTTTCAAATTCTTTATTAAGTGATTCTGTTATTTTTTTAACCGTTGCATTTTGTGCTCCATATATTTCAGTTAAAACATTTAATTTTGTTATTTGTTCCTGAACTTGTGGTAAGTTTTTAAAATCTTCGACGGCCGCCGCTATTCTTTCTTTATTATTATCATTAAATGGTCCCCTTTTTTCTTTTAAAAAAGTATCAGTATAATTTGATACATTTCTCATCGCATCAGCACCAAGTTCATTTAAATTTAAACCTTTTTTTCCTGCCCCCATACTTACAGCCTCTATTTTTTGTAATGCCCACATTGATGCCAAATCTCTTTCTATGTTTTTAACTGATGTGACTTGGTCTCTAGCTATGTCTGCTGGACTCATGGCTTCAAATGCTTTTCTATTATCTTGTAATACTTCAATTTGTTTTTGTGTCAAATCAGATAGCGCTATTTTACTTTTACCTTCAAAATCTTGTGATAATGTTTTAGGTATTTCAATTACCATTTTACCATTATCCATTTTAGATAAATTGGTAATAAATTCTTTATCTTCTTCTTTGATACTAAAACCTTTAGCCATTAAATCATTTGATGCTGCTAATCTTTCTTGTGACGCAACGGCACCTCTAGTTAAACTTTCATATGAAATACCTAATTCATCCGCCATCGCCTTCGCTCTTCTAATATTAATACCTGTAATTTCAAATCTACCTTGTTTGTCATTATATGTTGCCAATGAACCTGAAGCCTTTATAATTGCATCTTGTAATCCCTCAACATTGTTAGTGGCCATGTACATCAACTTAAGAGGGTCATTAAAATCGCCAATTGCACCACCTAAAACTTGTAAATTAGCGGTTAATGCTATTGCCTTTTCAGGGTCCATTACTTTATCTGCAATGATGAAGGCATCACCAATATCCATTCTAAATTCTTTTGCCCTTCTTGACATAGTTGCTAAACCTTCAATACCCTCTTTAAATCCGTATTTATTTAACTTCTCAATATTTTCTCTAATATCCGTAATTGTTTTTTTAGCTACAAGTCCTAACGATAATGAATTCTTACCAGCCTGATTAATTGAATCAATAGCATTACCAGCACCAATTCCAACCTTTTCAAATTCGGTAAACGACTTACCCATATCACCTAAACTACCCACAAATGCCCTTGCCGAATCAAAACTTTTTGTTAATGTTTCTGAAGAAATTAAATTAAATCTACCTGATGACTCCATCATGTTGGTTACCAATTCAGTTACTTGTGCAATACCATATCCCATTCTAATCGCGGCGGGATACGAATCTATCATTTCTTTTCTTAAACCTTGAGATAATTCACCACTAATACCAATTTTTTCGTTTACTTCAGTTCTAACTTGATTTTCTAATTGTAGTTGTTGAAATATTTCATTACCAGCAACTTTTAAATCTTTAAATAAATTTGCACCGTTCTTACTTAATGCACTTAATATGTCACCTGGAGTGGTAACCTCATCACCATATGTGTTAGATTGTGTAACATTAAACGCTGCAGTAAAACTAGTTGCTTTTTGTGCGTACGCAGTTTGAGATGAACCACTTGAAGTATTTTTACTATTTCCTGTAGATGTTGCGGAAACTCCTGCTAACGCAGTTAATACTTGTGGTTGAGATGCCCCTTCTTTATCTAAATATTTTGATAACCCTTTAGGGTCATTTTTATATTTATTTACCGCATCCTTTACTTGTTGATCTGTTAGTGCCATATACTAATAAATAGATTAATTAGGATTTTCTAACTCTAATAAGAAGTTAATATAATATCTTCTAACATATATGGGCATAGATAGGATATCGCCATATGTAAACCCCTTTTTAATGAGGTATAAAATCTCGTCTAATTGATTTTTTTTATATTCCGTAGAAAGGTCGAAAAAACTCAACCCCAAATCCAATGTCAATTTGGACTATATCTCCTGATGGGGTGGTTACTGTTTGGGTTAAATCTAACCCTGGTTTATTATCTTTGATAAATTTTCTAAATTCTTGTGAATCTTTAATCGGCATATTCTCAACAAAGTTCCTAATGTTCATTTGGTCTTTGTTACCTGCAACCGTTTTAATCATAAATTCAAGTTGTTTTGTAACAATTGGAGCCACCCCATTACCATTCCAACTTTCCTTTATATCTTCAATTTCCTTTTCTTGTTTTTGAGTTAAAAACTTGAAGGTGATATCTATTTTACTCTTTTCCATGTAATATTGATATTCACCATTACTATCTTCTTTCAAGTTAAAATCCTTCATCTTTAATTCAGATAAATCAATTTCAACCGTAAATTGTTCTTGTGTCTTTGAGTCAGTTGTGGTTAAGTTATATATTGAACCAAAACCTGTATTTCTTAAAAATATAAGAATGGCTTGTCTATCTTCATCCACAATATCATCTACTTGTAAATCTTTATCCAAAACCTTTCTTCTTAAAAGTTCATTGATAACACCGTTATTCGCAATTAAGTTTGGAGCAGAAAGAATATTTTCATCTGCAGCAGTTAAATAAGCAACTCTTACTGATTTCTTTTTACTTGGGTAATGTATACCTCTACTTGGTAGTTCTACTACGTCGTATGCAATTGTTGGGTCTATTTTATATTCGTCCATAATATAAGTTTATACTATAACTATGATAAAGTAAAGTTTTTAAATAAAAAAACCGATACCCATTTCTGGTATATCGGTTTCTCATATGAAAAATTATTATATTAATAAACTTGGATACAACGGTCCATTCTTAATGAAGCGTCAATTGTTGCCAAATCATCTCTTGAGTAATCTAAATCACCGAAGTTCAAACTTGTTAAGAAACAACCTTGTAAAATCCATTTTTCAACCACAACTCCCGTTGGGTCTAACATCTCCAATTCAATGTCTTTCTTATAACCCGCAGCATATCCCATACGACCTGTAACTGACTCCGCATGTAAACGGAACCATTCCATAAGTGCTTGAGAAGCAGAAGGACCAATTGGGTCTTTAAATTGAACTTTAATCTCTTCCCACTCAAATTGACCAGCAACATAAGTTTTTGTGTTCAAGAAAGGAATCTCAACTGATTTAATTTTAGCAGATGGTCTCGCTGTGGAGAATACATACCACTCATTTATTCCTAAAGATGATGGAAATCTTAGGATAAATCTATTTTTTCTTTTCGGTTCGTAAGGAACCGGCATTTTCATTAATAAATCTGCCATATTGTATTTGTTAAAGTTTTTAAGTTATTTACTTTCTTATAAATATATCTATATTGGAAAATAATTTTATTTTAAGTTTTTTATTGGAAATACTTGTTTATGTCAATTATTTTTCGTAGTTTTTTACAGGCTCCAGTATCTAGTTCCAGTTTACTACTCTCCTTTAATAATTTAATATTTCAATAATAAATACTAGTATATCTAGTTCCAGTATTCTGGGTATAATATAATAGTATAATTGTTATATAATATGGTTCTACGTGGAGCATTAAAAAAGGGTACCATTTCTGATACCCTTCTTATTTTTATATATCTCCTTTTAGATTAGATATTGTCAAATGAAGCTCCTGTTGGAGTGATTACAAATTCCAAATCAATGAATTCTAAAGAACGAGTTGGTTTGATATAAATCTTACCTCTTAATGTGTTAGCATCGATGTCCTCTGGATCATTAGATACACTCACACGGAAGTCATACAAACCTCTTTCTTTCTTAATTGATTCCAAGATAGGATTTACTAATCTTAAGAACTCTTGTCTTACTTGGTCGTCATTTTGTTCAAACAATAACCTTACAGCTACCGCAGAAATCAATTTTCTAGCTCTTAATAATAATCTTCTTACGTTGATTCTATCTAAAGCCGACTCTCTAACTTGTAACGTTTTATTACCCCATATAATGGTACCTGTATCAGAGAATGTTGCAATTGGGTTGATTCTCGCCTTATATAACTCATCTCTTTCGTCAAGAGTAAGTTTCTTTTGTGCTTTGATTGCGTTTACCAAACCTCTACTGTAACCCGCAACTGCGAACCAAGGATAAGATACGTTGTCAGTTAAGGCGATGTTCTTAACAACCTCACCTGTTGGTGGAATATATAATTGAGTTGCATTATCCGTGTCTCTTACTTGAATCCAAGGCCAATATGTGGCTGAATAGTTTGAGTCAACTGCGATACCGTCTAAATCGTCAATAACGTTAGATGCAATAGTTTCATTTGGTGCTCCAATTATATAAATTGAATCCGCTCTATCAGTTTCAATCATGTCAATTGCTTGAGTTGTTAATGAACTATGGTCGTAGAAGTTAATACCTGGAGTTGCAAATACGTTAATATCTACGGCCTCAGGATTTGCATATGTTTGAATACCTTCTAAATAAGCATAATAATCAGAGTTTCCATTTGCAGTGTCAAACAATCCACCATTTGTTGTAAGACCTGAAATATATGTTAATTTTCCAAATATATAACCGTCACCATATGTTCTTACTTGTCTGTAAATGTCCCAACCATCAAAACCACCACATACGGCAAATGTAAATTTACGGAAGTTAATACTATCTAATTTACCTTTATCGGTACCTTCTAAATCATAAGGTGTTGTTTGGTACATTAATCCTGAAACTGTATTTCCAGTTATTGTAGCTGCGTTTATAGATAAGTGAAATCCGTCTGTTGATCCTTTTTGAGTTGCTTCTGTTGAACATTTATATTTAAACAAATCGGAGTCAAAATTAAAATTACCATCAGAAGATAAACCTAAAGATGTTTTTCTAAATTTATCACCATTACTTGTTATGTCATCATAAATTGTTTCACCAGAATCAAAAAATTCAGTTTTATAAAGAACACTACCTAATGTTGTTGAACCTGATAAAGTTGCATTTGTAAAACCTTTAAATCCTGCAGGAAATGCATTTGATGGTGCGTTAGAGTCCATAAGTAACATAATGTATTTAGAATTCAAAGTATACTCACCAGTTGATGTACCTATTTTTCTAGCAACATATCCTGCAACGTCTGGATTCATTGAACATCTTGAGAATTTTTCCAAAACAACCATGTTTTCATCGGAATCATTAAAATCTCTAACTAATATATCAAATTCACCTGTTTCAATATTAATATTTTGAATTGTGATTTTAATTTCCTGATTTGCGGCGTTTCCGTCAGAAATTGTAATAACATCAAATAAATCATCAACTTTACCACCACGAACTTCAGAAACCACAGTAGGTGACTTTGGTGTGTCCCAAGTATTTGAGAAGTTGTCACCTTCCGCATTATATACTTCAGTTAGGCTTAAACCTCTAATTAAACCTTGATTATATAAGTTTTTTGTTAAGTTCGGATAAACTTCGTGAACATATAATGGAACATCGTTACCATCTTTATCATATGGACTTGTTCCTAAAACTTTAGTTATGTATTTTGTTGACGTTGAATCTAAACTACACGTGAAAACCTTAGCACCTGTAGTTCCTGTAACATAAATATTAAATTCCGATAATGGGTCACTTGTTAACGTTGCCCCACTAATAGTAAAAGATGTGTTTCCAGTAACTTGAAAATTTAAAGATTCTTGTGAATAATTTCCTCTTGATCTTAATGCCGCCATAACAATTTCCTTATCATATACTGAAGTTGCGGTATATGTATATTTTGTTGTGGTAAAATTCATTGAACTAGCAGCATAAACAAATAAGTAACTATACACTTCGGTACCGTTAGTATTGGTAAACACGTTATTCCAATTTTTTATAGTTGCGGTTCCAATAGGACTTGTTTTTTGATTTCCCGTTAAACCTGATGTTGCTGATGATGGAACATTTCCAATTGTAAACCAATCACCTGTAGATAAACCGCTACCGTAATTAGTGACTATATAATTTGTAACCGTTGTACCAGTTGAATTGGTTTTACCAGATAATGAACTATAAAAAGTACTATATGTTGGGTTTACAATGTCCTCAGCTGTTGGTGTTGTAATACCTGTAGTTGAACTTGGAGTTTGTGTTAAGTCAACAGATATACCACCTATTGTTTTAATGCCGAATGTTTTTCCTGCTTTGTAACCTGTCTTACCTAATACTCTTGTTACAAATAATTGATTTGACTCTTGTAAATAAGATTTAGCGACATAACCTAATTCATATTTTGGATTGCCAGCACCATCTTTTTCAGGTGAGGTTGGTCCGAAGTATGTTTTAAATTCGTCAAAATTTGAAATTAATATTGGTTCAAAAGCGGGACCTTTTAAGGTTTCACCCACTAATCCCAATGTTGTAACACCTATACTTTGTGCTACGAATGTTAGATCTTTCTCTGATGTATAAACACCAGGAGACACGAAAACTCTGTTATTACTTGCCATTGATTTTTGTTTGGTTAAATTGTTTTTATTACTTATCTAATAAATATCTTTGTTTTTACCAAAGATTTCCTAACTTTTATTAAAAAGATAGTTATTTATCTTTAATTATCTTTTATATGGAAAACAAACAAAAAAACGTTAAAATAGGTCAGAAACACCACGAAATGTTAAAAAATTTTTGTGATAAAAATGGATTAAAAATTTATAAAGTATTGGAAAAACACATTGAGGAACTTTGTAAACCTAAAAAGAAGGACATTTACGGAGATGATTAGTATAGATAAGATATACTAATTTTTGACCCAACTTTAGGATTGGAGAGATATGTAATTTCATCGTCTCCCGTAATCTCAAACCCAACTGACTCTTCTTCAGCTAATCCATTGGTTTCAACTGTTATTAAACTATTGATGTAATTACTTAAGTTAAACACCGTTGATGTAGAGTAAATAAACTCTTCTTTTTCATATTGTAATAATTTACCCTTATTATCTAATATTACACTATTAATTCCTTTATAAAATTGTACCGTTATTATTGAGTTATTTAACGGAGGTTCAATAAAAGTAATCGTACTTGTAAAGTTTATAAACGTAAAACTTAAATCTCTTATTTGACCAATACCGTTCATTGAAACTGAAAATAAGGTTCCGATATTAGTTCCAACACTAAAATTAGTTTGTGTTCCGTCCGCAACAAAACTGACCGTTGTTATATTAATCGGCATGTTTTGACTCTGACTTGAAACGACATTATCTTTTATAAATTCGTACATAGATTATAATTTAAAATAAATATCCTACCGATATATTTGAATTTATTGATGGTCTATCCGATAAAATAATATACGAGTTATCATCTGAAACAATAAATCCGATACCTTGTTGTTCTGCCAATCCATTAATCTCAACTGTAACAACACTATTAATCATTTCATTTGTATCAAACATTGGTCTATTATTGGTTGGTGGGTCAAAAAAAGATCCCGAACCTGTGAATTGAAACTCTTCTCTAACAAAACTAAAAATTGTACCTGATGTTCCTACTATTCTACTATTTTTACTTTTATAATAAACAATGGTGAGTTTACTTCCGGCGGTTGGGATATATGGAGAAACAAATTCTATTTTTGAAGTGTAAGTAATATGTAAATAATTTGTATTTTTTGTTTGTAATACATCATTTACATAAACACCGAATAATGTACCAATACTTTCACCAACATCAAAAACAGTTTGAATTCCGTCAACTGCTAAATTTACAGTTTGTATTATATCATTAGTATTAACAACTTTATTGACACCAAATTTGGGATTGTCTTTTATAAACTCAAACATGGTAAATAATCTATTAATGGCGGGTTTCACTTCAAACTCCTCACTATCTATCAAATAACCTAACATTGTAAATTGGTAATTCTGAACGTAAAATCTACGTCCGTCAATCGTTTCAATTGGACTATTATCTTCAATCTTATCAAGAACAATAGGAATGTAATGTCCTTTAATCATTGTGTAATCTTGTCTTGACGCAAAGTGACGTAATATGATTTTATTAAACTTGTTTAAATCTCTAAATTTATTACATATAATTGTTACATCATAAGTAATATCCACAGGGATAGGTTGTGGGATTGTATATATATCCGCACCTAATTGTGAACCATTCCAATTCGGAACTGATGCATAATAAACTTGGTATCTATCGGGTATTGTTCTTTGAACTGCCGGATTTGTTCCAAATTGAACGTCAGGTTTTCTAATGGTTGCAATAAATGGAAGTTGCATGTTCCCGTCTTCATCACTAAACGACCAATTCTGCATAAACTCTCCCCATCTTTGTATTGTAAGAATTTTATTTATAATTGGGATTTGTTTACCGTCAGTTACAACCTTAAATGTTTTTGTAACATAATCTAACATACCCCTATCTAAATCATCGTGTAATATAGAATCGGGAAGATTCGTATCTGATTTGGTAATATTATCCAAAAGTTCCTGTCTCCTTTTAGTGAGTTCAGAACCTTTATAGATTTCAATATTTGTTTTTCTTTTAGGTATTCCCATGTTATACTCCTCTAAATGTATTGTCTTGTACCGCAGTACATACAATGTTTCTATAATATGGTTTGTAACCAAACATATTATGTTTATTATCTGATGTTACCTTTCCGTCATTTGAAACATTATAATATCTTGTTCTTGTTTCAGATTCAGGATATCCAATAAAATCTCCGTATTTAATGTCAACCTTCAATTCTTCTAAATGTTTTATATATACCGATAATGTCATATTACCTGGTTCGTTGTATCTTAATAACCCACCTTTATATGTACTATTCTTTGGTTCTTCTATTTTAACTAACGCATAAAACTCAATAGGTGGGAAATATTTAATTTCATCCACTCCAACTTCGGCGTAAACGTCGTCGTTTTCTGTTTTTTGTTTATCTACACGATATAGTACCAATTTTATCCCCAAATCACCATGAAGGTACTCCTGACCCATTTGAATATTTAAATCAAAGTCGTCTTGAGAAAGGAATTTGGACATTCTCGTAATAGGTAGTTTATTATTCATATCCATATAAATAGTTTAATCTTTCATTCTATTTAGTTATATTGTATATATTATATGGAGATAAAAATTCCCGAGATTGAAGCGAGAAGTATATTATTAACTTACGAAGGTTCCAATAACCAATTATTGGATTGGAAAAGAAAGATAGATGAGGTTAAAAATTTTAAGTTAACCAGACCCCAAGCTGAATATGTAATGAAATATTACGAATTGAGTCCAAAGGTCGCTAGAAAATATATTAATTTGGTTTCCACATTTGGAGAAAAAATTATGGAAGAAAGGTTATTACCTGTCCCTCCTGAAAAAATTTGGTGTGAAAAATTGTTATGTGAATCTGATAAAGCTTTTCATATATGGGGTAAAGTTTTAGATAGTGACCAAATGAGTGCAATGTGGTTACCAAAGTCCGCAATTGTCCAAGATGAGAAAAAGTTAAATCGTGTAATAGATTATAGTCCGTATGATAATCGTCCTCCTATGGAACATCAGAAAGTCGCCATTGAGAAATTATTAGCAAACAATAAGTTTATATTGGCCGATGATATGGGTCTTGGAAAAACGACGGCAGCGGTTATTGCATCAATGGAAAGTGGTGCGAAGAAAGTATTAATTGTATGTCCCGCGTCTCTTAAAATAAATTGGGATAGAGAGATTAAAAATTACACCGATAGAAAAGTATTAATAGTTGAAGGTCGTAAATGGGGTTCTACCTTTGATTACTACATTATCAATTACGATATATTAAAGAATTACCACACTACAGAAAAAAGTGAAGATAGTGATGACTATAAATTATTGGTAAATGAAAAGTTTGATTTAGCAATTGTGGATGAAGCACATTATGTTAGTAATAGCACGGCGAACAGAACTCGTTTATTGAATGATGTATTAGAAACCATACCACGAGTTTGGTTATTAACAGGAACCCCAATGACGTCAAGACCAATTAACTATTTTAATTTATTAAAGATTGTTGATTCACCTTTAACATTGAATTGGCAATCTTATGTTCGTCGTTATTGTAAAGGTTATCAATTCACAGTTGGAAATAGAAAAGTGTGGAACACAAGTGGTGCAAGTAATTTGGATGAGTTAAGAGAAAGAACAAAGTCATATGTTCTTCGTAGAATGAAAACAGATATTTTAGATTTACCTGAAAAAATTGTTACACCTGTATTTGTAGAGTTAAGTAGTAAAATGTATGATGAGGAGTTAGAAGAGTTTACAAGAATTAGTAATGATAAGAAGGACAATGAAACTATTAGTGTTACCTTAAATCGTTTAATGAAAATTAGACAACTTATTGCTTACGAAAAAATTCCATATACTTGTGAGATTATAGACAAATGTTTAGACCAAGGAAAGAAAGTAATTGTATTCACCAACTTTACAATGTCATTAGATATGTTACATGAGAAATACAAAAAGAACTCTGTAATATTAAATGGTAGTATGTCTAAAGAAAAGAAACAAGAAAGTGTTGATAGATTTCAAAATGAAGATAAGGTAAAAATATTTATCTCAAATATTATTGCTGGTGGTGTTGGTATTACATTAACCGCCGGTGAAGTTGTGGTTATGAATGACTTATCATTTGTACCTGCACATCATAGTCAAGCCGAAGATAGAGCATATCGTTATGGTCAACAGAATAGTGTATTAGTATATTATCCCGTTTTTGAGAATACAGTTGAGAAAATCATCTATAATATATTACAAAAGAAAAAAGGAATCATCGACCAAGTTATGGGAGATGGTGAATACTCAGAATCGTTCAGTAAGGATTTACTTAAAAGTCTCTTGTAATTTTATAAAAAACTCAGACAATTCATTTGATAAATTTTCATCTAAAAAATTACCAATTGTTATCATTACGACATCATCTTTAATTTCCATTAAATTGGTACCGCTTTTAACATATTGTAATTCAATTATTAATTCAGGTTTGTTATAGATAAATTCTGTAATTTTATGTAAAGTTTCAGGTACTTCCATATGTTCATTAATTTTTATTGGTTGTAATATTTCCTTACGGAAAGTATGATTTATAGTTCCTCTTATTATATATTGTAATAAATTTTGAAATGTGACTATTGTTGTTTTATTGTCTTTAAAATCAACAAAACAATAATATTTAGCTTTTGATTTTAAATCATTAACTGAACTTTCAACAACAAAACCTATTTCATTTTCTTGAATTATTTTTCCCGATTTAACTTGTATTGTTATTATTTCACCACAATCATTTTCAATTATTATGTCAATACCTTTAAAATCGTTACCGTCCCCTCTCATAATACTAAAATCCATTTTAAGTATTTTACAGTCAGGAAAAAGTTCCCTTATTTTATACATAACTGCAATAGTGGTTACCTGACCTCTTCCCCAAGATTTATTACAACGACGCCAAAAATTTTTAAAATATTTTTCTTCAATGTTCATAGTAAAAAATAAATCAAAGTTCTCATCTACAAATTCAAATAACTTATCAATATTTTCAAATAACGTGGTCGGATTATCGTAATCTAAGGTTTCATTTTTAAAATGTTTATATAAATAAAAGAGATCTAAAGTACAATAAGGATGTGTATTAACGGTATTTCTCCAACACCAAATTGATTGTTCATTTAAAATACCATAATTTCCTCTCCACCAGAAACCCCAAATTCCAAGTCTCTCACCATTTCTTTTGAAGACCTCATTACATTTTTTAATATAATATGACTTAAATGTATCATTCTGAAAAAGGTTATGAAAATAATTGTGTCTTAAATTATAAGGACTGTAAGGATATATTTCTATCATAAGTTCAAATTTACACTATTTATTAGAATATACCAAATTATGGCCACTATTATTACACCGGAAGAAAGAGATAAATTATATACGCAGGTTTTTCACCTTTTGGGGATGCCAGTTCGTGGAATTGAACTTACACAGGAACAAATGGATACCTTTTTAGAGTTATCTCTATCAGAATACGAACAATACGTTAGTGATTGGTTAATTGAGTCTCAATGGTCAGCATTGGCCGGACTTGATTTAGATACACAATCCCTTTCAAGGGCTTTCACAACAAGAAGTTTAGATTACGAAACTCAATATACTCACTCATATTCCAAAATTGTAGGTTTACAGGCTGGAGGAACAAGTGAATTAAAGAAGGACTATTTTACAGTTTCACAAGGTCAACAAGTATATGAAATCCCTGCTGGTCGTGAAATTAACGAGTTATTATACTTTACACGTGCAACTTTAAATGACTCAATTGTTGATCCATTTTTAGGTGGTTTTGGTGCACTTGGTGGTGTTGGTTTCGGTGGTGTGGGTGGATATGCTCAAGTTGGGACCGCTGGTTCATATTTTATGACACCGGGTTTTGACCTATTATTAAGAATGCAAGATAGAAACTTTAAGAGTAGAATGATTGGTGGTGATTTAACTTATAAGATTACCGCGGGTCCTGAAGGTAAGAAATTGGTACACCTTTATAACGTACCAGGTGGTAAATTTGACTTTGGTTCTATCGCTAAAAATAACTACAACGTTTGGTATTGGTACTATGAAACTATGGATAGAGATACTTGTTTAGAGAAAAACAAAGATGTTATTAAATTACCTTCGGATGTAATGACGGAAGAATTAACATGGGGTAGTTTAAATAAACCTTCACAGAATTGGGTTAGAAAATATCTAATCGGTTATTCTAAAGAAGGTTTAGGTCGTATATGGGGTAAGTTTTCAGGTGATTTACAAGTTCCTGATAGTACAATTAAATTAGATTACAGTTCATTAATTACTGAAGGTAAAGATGAAAAATCTAAATTGGTTGAAGAACTTATGGCAAGATTAGAAAGATTACGTCCTGACAAAATACTTGAAAGAAAAGCAGGTGAGGCAGAGAACCTAAACAAATCTCTTAAGTTTAGAGCAATGCCTGCACCTATTAATATTATCTAACTTTCTATTGCGTGTAATGCATAATCATTACCATTAGTCTCAATAATTTCCTCTTCATTTGATTTGGTACTTTGTTCTTGAAACGAAATTACTTTTCTATTGTGGTCAACCCAAAATGGGTCGGCAAGTTCTAAACTATTTTCCACATACATAAAGTAAGGGTCTCTACCCACACGATTCCAAAATAATACTTCACTATCTGATAAAGTCATTACCTCATCTAATTTATCTTGACCTTCTTCTTTTAATGGAAATCCATTAACTAATTCACATTGTAATTTTGTAAAGAATTGTCTTTGGTCAGGTGATTCAATTAATATATCTTCTCTAATTGATGGATGAAAAACAACTAACAATGGTTCAACACGTTTGTTAAAATTATTAAGATAACGAGGAACATTATAATCACCTTTTAAATCAGGATTATTTAATATTTCTTTTTCATCAATCATATAACAATTCACTTCAATGTAATCTTCGGGCATTGGCGTACCATGTTTTGCAAGATATTCTTCTAAAACTTTCTTACTAGGTCTACTAACTTTCTGAACATCTCCAGATGATTTCTTAACACCATTATTTACATAATAAATTGTATCTCCTAATCCTGCGGGATAATCACTTCTCATAATTAATTCCATATGTGCTTGACGAGACATTAATGAACCAGCTTTAGTTGTCTTCTGAACATACTTTCTATAATCATTAATAGATTGTTTAACACGAGCTTTATTTGCAATTTTAGATAATGGAATTTCTTTATTATAGATTTTACTTACAAATTCATAATATAATTCCACAAAAGATAATCCATCACCATTTAACAAATACTTTAATCCTTCATCTAAAAACTCTACGATATATGTTTGTAATTTTTTTGATTTGATTGTGTTACCTGTTAATTTAATTTTCTCTTTTCCTTTCTTCATCATCTTAATGATATAGTTCTTACGAGAAACATTAATACAAGCCGGCGCCACATAGTCAATATCTAATCCCATTTCATTTCTCATAAAGATATCATTGAATTCTGCGGTGTCCGCTTCAATACCTTTATATTCTTTTCCTAATGTAACCATTTCATTTAATCCTTTACCAACATAAACCGTATCATCAATATTCAATGGTGTTTCAAAGTTCACACCATCCGTGTCCATTACCAAAGGTTTATAACCTTTCTTCATATAGAACATAATCATCATCCTTAAACACTGACGACCAACACAGGTAATGGTTTCACCCATATTCATATCTCCCCAAGGGAATACGTGTGGTGCAGATAAACTACCGAAATAAGCGTTGATAAAAATCTTAATTGGTAATTGTTTTCTATCATACATTTCAGCAAGAACTGGATCACTATTTTTTAATTCACCAGCAAGTAATTTATATTTGATACGAATATCACGGAAATATTTTAACATTGATTTTTGTACACCCATCACATCACAATCAGGGAACACATCATATACAAGTTGAATTGATGGATAAAGTGATGCGTAGTCAAACTTAACAATGTTCTTTGAATAACCTACGTTAAGTAATCTTGATAAACCACCAGTGATTGCACGTTTCTCATCTTTTGCTGGTATTGCTAAATTGTTTTCATAAGACCATGCTAACATAATAATTTTCCATAGTGTTGCAGTTCCCATTGTTGCAATTCTTTCATAAGTGGTAGGTACAAGTTTTGATAATAAGAATGTTGATTGAGAAAATGAATCATCTACAACCATAGTCTCATACAAGTCATCGTCAAGATATTGTTCCACAATTTTTCTTCCTGTCCATATCTCAAATTTACCAGGATATTTCTGTGTTAGATTTTCTGTACCAGGTTCTCCAATTTGTTTGTAGTTTCCTGTCTTTGGATTTACATAATAACTTTCGTTATCAAGATATATTTTTGAAATCTTTGCACCATCTACGTATACACGATTAGGTTTTTCTTTCTCCAAATATGTTGTAATATATTTTAATCCCCAACTTTTAATTTCAGAATTGATAGCTTGTGCTCTACGAACTGAATGTGCAATATCAATAATATTAAATCCCCATATAACGTGTTGTTTGTATGGTTCAATTTCATTTGCAAGTTTTAACATTCCTTCCTTCTCTTTCATTCCTTGCGTTGTGAATATTTGTGTAAGACCATTAACGTCAACACCAAGTATTTCTGCACGTTTTAATATAAATGGCCAGTCAAAGAACGCGGAGTTATAACCTGCAACAATGGTTGGTTTTAAATCTTTAATATACTTGAAAAATCTTTCTATACATTTCTTTTCACCGTCTTCACCAAATGCTGCAATTGTTTCGTTCATACCACGATTGTCTTTAACTCCAATTAATATAATAACACAAGTTTCAGGGTCAAGACCTGTGGTCTCAATATCAAATACAAATCTATTAACACCACTATATTCATCAATACCTTTAAATAATCTTTTTTTCTTCTGTATAAGATATTGTTCTACAGGGTTTAATACGGTAAAATGTTGTCTAACTTTTTCGTCCCATGGATTTAATCCGCCCATTCTAAAGAACGATACTAAATCCGTATATGATTTAATACTCTTAACAATATGGGTCATACCATTTTCTAAACGTTCGTTGCCGTGTGTATCTAACTTTTCAATTAATATCCCAAACTCACCCATACGTTTTTTCTGCATGGCCTTTGAGTTGTTATAAAAATTTAATCCTGTTAAATCACCTACCCATATAAACGGTGTAAATGTATCAGATTTAATAATTTTTCCTTCAATTGGGTCTTGAATAATTTTCCAAATTGTATTGGTTGGGTAGTCATATTCAACACCGACGATATACATTTCGTCGTCACCACCATTGAGGAAGCCTTCAATAACTTCCTGAGAGATAACCTCTTTCATCTTTTAATTTTTTTTAATGTGACGTATTAGCTTGTGATTAAATCACAGTTTGCCTTGTTTACATTAATAAGTATAAGAAAAAAAGGAGGTATTAAAAAATATTAATGTATAATTTTTCCTTAACGGGTAATATAAGTTTATTACCATTATCAAACGACACATTTACTTTTCCTTCAAATTTACCTATTTCAGATGTCTGTTGTTCAGTGAATCTATAAACGATATAATATTCGTCAGTCGTTTGGTTATATAATTTTGTTCTTGTTGTGATATTACAAGTTTCATTTAATAATACGGGTTCACCGGTACTAACATCAAACATGTCAAATGTGATTGTTGCATTTTCCAATAAATCATTAAATGATGATTTGTCGTTTTTACCGTCATCAATCATCCTCATTTTTAATATTGGGTCAGATGCCCCTTGTCTTATAAAGAATTCCATATGTTATAAATATATATTTTTGTTATAAACCGTATTTAGATTTGTCTGCGTTATAGTTATTCAAAACTTCAGTTGATGTTAATGCACTACTATATAAACGGGTTATACCAATCTTACCATCAAAGTATTGTGGGTATTCACCATTATTATATGAACCAATGTATAAGTTTGTAGTAGTGTTTAATATACTTGCTAAACTGTGATTTACAGTACCGATACTAACACCATTAACAAATGTTTGAAATGTATTGGCCGCAACATTAGTAAATACATAAACTATTTGATACCATGTATTAAGTGTTGCGGTGTGGTTTGTACTATTAACAAATAGTGTTGATCCTGAACCCGCACCCGAACCATATTGTCCATAAAATGTTGAAGCAGTTGTTCTAACACTATAACCCACACTTGTTGTTAACCCAGCTGCGTTAAATTTACCAAGTACTACATCATTACCTGCTACTGATTGATTCACCCAAACTTCTACTGTCCAATCACCACTTCCCGGTTCTAATGCCGCATTATCTGCAACTGAAATTTGTGATGAAGAACCATTGTATGTGAAGTATGGTGATGTATATGTTATATTACTCATTGTTCCATTCAAATCATTACCTGATAAATCATTAATTGTTGTTCCACTACCAGGATATGAAGAAAGGTTTGATGGGTCGTAATGTAATACTAAATTGCTTGTAGTTATCCCACTTGCGGCGACACTTGGTGTGGGTGTAACTGAATTGGTAGGTGTGACCGTATTAGTGGGGGTATTAGTGGGTGTATTCGTTGGAGTTTGCGTAGGTGTTTCAGTAACCGTAGGAGTTGGTGTGTTAGTTGGAGTAGGTGTTGGGGTTTCACTTCCTGTTGGTGTTGGTGTGTTAGTCGGTGTATTAGTCGGCGTTTGCGTTGGAGTAACGGTATTTGTTGGTGTCGAAGTAATTGTGTTAGTAGGAGTGTTTGTAGGTGTAATACTTGGTGTTGGTGTATTGGTTGATGTATTAGTTGGTGTAACAGTATTAGTAGGAGTAACAGTATTAGTAGGTGTTGGTGTGTTAGTTGGTGTTGGTGTTGGGCTTGGTAAAACATCTGAACAACCATATATTGAATAATTTGGTTTAATTGATGTTAAATAATGATGATTAACATGAACAAAATCCAACGGTTCTTCAAAATACTTAACTTGTTTTAAAACACCATTAAGTGAATTATTACCAAAAATTTGTACGATTTCATTTTCAGAAGACCTTAATGATGGAATTATTTCCTCAAAGTTTTCTAATTTATATATTCTTTTACCGTTATGATAAATTTTAAGTGTTCCTAATCTTTTTTGTTTTTCTCCTGCCCATTTTTTATTTAATTCTTCCACATAACTATATTCAGTATCCCCCGTAATCCAATTTAATGATCCGGTAACCATTGTATAACCTGTGGTGATTTGTGTTGAGTGACCTATAAATGAACCCGAAAAGAAACTACCAGTATCACCAGTTGTCGGAGCCCATAATTCATCAGTATAACTAACTGCGTGTGGACCTAATATTAAATCATTAAATCCCCCCTCATTCTCAATCTCACAACCATAAAGATATGTGTATCTATCAAATGTGATTGTAATATTAAAATCGTCATATATTCCATTTGCACATAATTCAGGAGTATTACCTGTTATTGTGTAATATGACTCCGTGTACCCACTATCTGGATTACATAATCCCGAATAATGAAATGACTCCCATTTTATCTTTTTATTATTGGTAAATGAGAATGTTAAATTATTATCCGCGTAATTCCCATTAGCCAAATCATCTTTAATTCCTAAATAGTAAAATGTCGTTCCAGTTACTAATCTATCAAAAACCAAATCTAATGTCCAACCCTTCTCTGTTCTTCTACGAACAGTAAAATCACAGGTGTCTCCCGTATAACGAGTATTCACCGCAACTTCCCAAGGTGAAGTTAGTCCCGTTAAACAAGAAGAATCGATAGTTAGTCCTGTATATGTTATTTCCGTGTCGAAATCTAAGACCTCTTCATTATAATCCATTTGAACTTTTGATAGTTCATAGTCATATAATTCGGAATAATCTACCTTTAAATCGAGTTTGGAACCGTAAAATCTTAAAATATTCTGATTAGCCATGTTTATATAAATATCTTTCATAACATTTGATATTTATATAAAAGTCCATTTAGATGAATAATTTTATAAAACAGGTAATTGAGGAGAAATTTGCATCAAAAGCACAACAAAGATTCTTCTATGCAAAAGCCAAAGGGGGTAAAAATAAGAAGTGGTCCAAATGGGCCAAAGAGTTTTCTGATAAAACAGATTATAATAAAATACCTGATAAAGTAGAAAAAGAAGAAGAGGTGGATGAGATTGTAGATAAAAATGGTAATATCTTAACAAGTAAAAAACCTTCGGATTTAGATGCTAAAGGTGTTAGTTCCGATTCAACAAGTGATGAAGTGGCTCTAACTGGTAAAGGTATGATGGGTAATTACGGTATGACTAAGGTTCAAAACTACACAAAGTTCTGGGGAGAGGGTAAATTAACCAAAGGAGAACTTATTGAAATTGCAATGAAAGATGCTCTTGGATTTGATGCAACAATGGGAAATGACGCAGATTACGAAGAGGCTGAAGAATATTTTGAAAAAGATTTAGGTTTGGACAGTGAAGAAACTGAAGATAGAATGGATCAAATGGGTTATGATAAAAATTTACCTGACGATAAGGTTAGATTAGTTGAGAACCCAAAGAAGTATATGGAGGAATATATTGAGAGTATTCTTAAAGGTAGAAGTAAAGATAATGATGTTTTAGAAAAGGAAAAGGAAGAAGTTGAACCAAAAGAAATACACCCAATTATTAAAAGACAACTTAATTCATTAAAAAATAGTATGGATAGTCACGGTTTAACTGCTGACGATGTAATTAATTATATTAAAAAAGATAATGAATAAGGATTTAAAACATAGGATATTTGATATACCGCAGAACATTTTAGATAAGATTAACCACACAATTGTTGGTCTTAACGGAACACATGTTCATGGTGTACAAAGAGCTAAGAAACTTTTAATAGATAAAAAAGTTAAATATGGACAGTTAAAAAGAATTATACATGACTTACAAAATATTGATAAAATTGGTGATAGAGTTAGGTATGACTTGGCTGGTGGTGAATTAATGGATATGTGGTCCAAACAATACCTACAAGGTGAAAGAGATATGGTGAGTAATAGAAAAGACGGAAGAAAACAGGCTGATGATATTGGTGGGATAACAGGGGAAAGAAAAAATAGTCATTTGAAAAAACATTCAAAGAAGCCAGATTTCTTACCTCCTTTGAATATGATGAAAAGTAATTCACATAAATCTTCAATATCAAGTATTAAATTATCAGGTTTGTTTGAACAATTACAAAGAATAAAAAAATTAATGTTATAATATGGCAAAGACACAATTAGAAGTTATCGCTGAAAAATTAAGAACACAAGAAGTTGTTATTAACAGATATTCAGAAAAAAATGGTTATGGTATCACAAGTAAAAATGCACTTTCCGACGGAGATGAATTAGGTAAAGGACAAGTTGGTGATACGGGTACTGTCGGTTCATTAACTGATATTAACACAAGAATTCAAATTATGGCAACCAATAAATATAGTGGTGAAAATGGATATGGTGTTACAAATCCTAATGCAATGTCAGATGGTGACGAATTTGGTAAAGGACAAATTGGTGATAATGGACAAGTTGGTTCATTAACCGATATTAATACAAGAATACAAGTTATTAATAAAAATAAATTTGGTGAAACCAACAAATATCCTGATTTCGAATAATGAATTTTAATCAAACATTCTTCGATGTTATTGAAGAACAAAATATATTAAAGACGACTAAAACAAAACCTATTGTTGATGCAATCAAAAGTAGGAATAAGATATCTTTTTTTTATAGTGGGCCAAGAAAACCCGCAAAAAATAGTGTTAAACCAGGTAATAGAATTGACGCAGAAGCGGTTGCGTTAGGTTTAAATAAAAAAGGTAATTTAGTTGTTCGTGCGTATGTCCAACCACCATCAGTATCCAAAAAAGGATTTGATAAAACAGGTTGGAGAACTTTTATGGTTGGTCGTATGAGTAATTTAAAGGTTAGTGATAGTAAGTTTGACCAAAAAAGACCCGATTATAAAGAAGGTGACGATAAATCTATGAGTGTTACTTATGTAACTTCCGATTGGACAAATAAACCTGAAGTTAAAAAACCAAGGATTGTTAAACCTATTGTTACTAAACCAACTACTCCTACAACTGAACCTACGGAACCAACACCAACAGAGCCGGAGGTTACAACATCACAAGAACCAAAGACAACAGAGTTACCTCAACCAAAACCTCAAACTAAACCTGAACCAACACCACAAGATACGGTTGATAAAGGAAAAGAACTATATAAAGCTAAAGAAGTTGATTGGATTAATAAACAAAAAGAGGTTGGTGGTAATACTAAACCAGGTCAAGGTACAAGAGAAAGATTTAAAAAGGAAGTTGAAAAAGAATTACCTCAACCAAAACCAACAGAAAAACCTGTTGCAAATCCTGAAGAAGAGGATGAAAATAAGAAACTTCAAGAAAGTATTAAAAACATTAAGCGTTTAATGTTTTCATAAAAAATATTATATTAAAATAAAATATTTATTAGTATGTCACAAGGAAAAGGAACAATATCATCTAACGATTTAATGCAAAAATTAGTTAATGCTAAAAAGGTTATGAATAAAGTAGACGGCGGAAACTACGAAAGAGGTCATGTAAATGAAGAAATGTTAAGGTCTAATCCAGAAGATTTAATGAATAGTCAAGATTTACCACAACAATCTTCTACAAAACAAATGGGTATGCCGTCTGTTGATAAAATACAAAATTCTAAATTACCTGACGCAATTAAAAAAGCAATGATTGAGAATCCAATTCAACAAATATCTTTAAATGATACACTTGATATGGATTTCTTAAAAGGTGCTAAAAGATTAATGGAACAAGAAGGTGTCGGTAAAAAACAACCACAACAAAAACAAGTAGTACAATATAATAGTAATATTGATATGGGGGCAATTGCCACACTTATTGAAAATACAGTTCGTAAAGTGATGGACGAAAAGTTAAATCAAATATTAACAGCATCAACCACAGCATCAATTAATGAAAATTTAGTATTAAAGGTAGGTGATTCAATATTCAAAGGTAAAATCACTGGTGTAAATAAAGCAAAGTAATTTTGTTTTCTCATTTTTATTTCTTATATTATAGACATATAATAGTAATTAATGTCAAAAATTAGAATTTTAGCGATTCCCTCGGATAAACACGGAGTAGGTAAGTTTAGGATGATGGACCCTTACCAATTTATTGGTGATAATCATTCGGATGATATCCATGTTGATATCTCATATAATGCAGATAACAATGATGAATATTTTTTAAATTACGATATCGTCGTATTTCATACGTTCATACATCAAACAAATCACGAACAAAACATTGGAAGAATAAAATGGTTGCAATCCAAGGGTATTAAAGTTATTATGGATATTGATGATTTGTGGTTTGTCGATCAAAGACACCCAATGTATCATCACGTTAAAGCGTCTAAGATAGGTGAGATGAAAATCGACATGTTAAAAGCAGTTGATTACGTTACAACGACGACACCAATTTTTGCTAAAACAATTAAAGATAAATTACATATAAAAAATATTGAGATTTTTCCAAATGCAGTTAATGAAGATGAACCTCAGTTTAAGAGAGAACCAATTAAGTCAGATAAAATTAGATTTGGTTGGTTAGGTGGTTCATCACACTTACACGATATTGAATTAATGTCAAATGGTATTTCTTCAACGCACAACAGTTTCAAAGATAAAGTACAATTTGTGTTATGTGGATTTGACTTAAGAGGAAGTGTCACTGAAATTAACCAAGAAGGAAAACAAAGACAACGTCCAATTCAACCAACAGAAACTGTTTGGTATAAGTATGAAAAATTCTTTACTGAAGATTATAAAGTATTAAGTCCTCAATATAAAAGTTTTTTAAATACATTTGTTGATACACCATATGATGATGAAAATGAATCATATAGAAGAAGGTGGACAAAGGACATTAAAACATACGCATCAAATTATAATACATTTGACGTGTATGTTTTAATGTCCTTTGT